GTAAATCGTGGTAGACTCGCAGGTGCAAGAGATCAGGGATTCCGTCGTGGATATGATGTGACGACGCGTATTGGATTACCTGATGACGAAGGTAATTACAAGACACAAGTCTCACGAATGCCACGCATCAATACTGACTACGCATCAATGGGAATCCAGAAAAAGCGTAAGTCAGCAATCAATGAAGATGGCACAATGAAACCTCTACCAATTGGTAGTCGTAAGATTGCGGCAGGATACTAATGGAAACTAAAGTAGACGATCTGCCGGATTCTATTAAGAACTCTATCAAAGCACTCATCGATCATTTCGATGATGAGGATAGGTCTGTCCGTGATCGGCAGATCCGCCAGTGGCGTCGTCTAAAGTTACTATGGGAGAATGTGCAGAATATCTATTACAGTGAAACTGCGCATGATTGGAGAATTCCGGATGAAGGTCGGGACAGTGATGCGTCGGATCAGGGATATTACGATAAACCCGTCAACGTATATCGAGCGTATCTCGAATCAATCATCGCTGCACTTAGTGTTACTGTACCTCCTATCACTTGCTATCCTGATGATGCTGATAGTCCTCTTGACCAGATAACTGCTAAGGCTGGAGATCGAATCGCAGCACTAATCTTCAAACATAATGACGCTCCATTACTATGGTTACATGCATTATTCATTCATTGCACTGAAGGAATGACTGCATGCTACACATACGCTAAAGAATCTGAGGAATACGGCACGTATAAGGAAGATAAATACGAGGAAACTCTTGAAAATCAACAGCAATCAATCTGTCCATTCTGTCAGACTGAATTAGCTGAACCTACGGTATTAGCAGATCAGGTAGATAAATTTCAGCCATCAGATGAAGATGCGCCAGTTAATGACGCTATCGATAATGGCTTGGAAGTTTGTCCCAACTGCGCTCATAGTGTAATCCCAGATCTCAGAAATAACACTGTTTCAGTCACGAGATTAGTTGGCTCGACACAACATCCTAAGAGTAGGGTGTGCATGGAAGTCTATGGCGGATTGTTCGTCAAGGTTCCAGTGTGGGCACGTAATCAGAAGGATTGCACGTATCTCATCTATTCATACGAGACTCATTACGCGAATGTGCTTGAATGCTATCCTGATCTGAGAGGGAAAGTAATCGAAGGACAGTCCGCGTTTGACATGTATGAACAGTGGGGACGTGTATCACCGCAATACAGAGGTGAGCATCCTATCCATAACGTGACTGTGCGTAATTGCTGGTTCAAACCGGCTGCATATAATATTCTCAGTGAAGAAGATGCTGATGAAATGAGGAAGAAATATCCCAATGGATGTAAAGCTGTCAGGGTCAACGATGAAGTCGCCGCTGCTTGTAACGAAGCTATGGACGATTGTTGGACTCTTACCTACAATCCTCTGTCAGATTATATTCACTTCGAGCCGCTTGGCTTATTACTCACTTCGATACAAGACATCACTAACGATCTCATTTCGCTCGTATTACAGACAGTGGAACATGGAATACCACAGACGTTTGCAGACCCGAAGGTACTAAACTTCAATGCATACAGAAATTCTGAGGTAATTCCTGGTGGAATCTATCCGGCCACGCCAAAATCTGGACGTGCGTTAGCAGAAGGATTCTATGAAGTTAAAACTGCTACACTGTCCCAAGAAGTCCTGCCATTTGCGGAAAAAGTCCAACAAATGGGGCAAATGGTATCTGGCGCCTTACCAAGTCTGTTCGGCGGACAGATGTCAGGTAGTAGAACGGCGTCCGAATACTCAATGAGTAGGGCACAAGCATTACAGCGCCTACAGACTACATGGAAAATGCTCTTGCTATGGTGGAAGAATTGCTTTGGTAAAGCTATTCCACTCTACATCAAAGAAATGAAAGACGATGAGAAGCAGGTTAAGAAGGATGACTTCGGTAATTTCATCAACGTATTCATTCGACGTGCTGAACTGGAAGGTAAAATTGGTTCCGTCGAATTAGAAGCGAATGAAAACTTACCAATCACTTGGAATCAGCAGAAAGATGCAATCATGGAGCTGTTCCAAATCAATAATGAGGGCATTAACGCTGCTCTTGCATCTCCTGAGAACTTACCATATATCAAGCGCGCGATTGGATTGACTGATTACACTGTTCCTGGTGAAGATGACCGGATGAAACAGTTTGAAGAAATTAAATTACTCGTGGATAGCGAACCTATTGTAATGCCTCCTGATCCTATGATGGAACAGCAGGCAATGCAAATGGGTATGCCTCCTCCACCACCACAGGAATTACCATCTATTCAACCGGATCCTGATGTGGATGATCATATCTTGGAAGCTGATATCTGCCGTCGTTGGTTAGTTGGCGATGCAGGTAGATTGTGTAAAACTGAGAATCCAAACGGCTACAAGAATGTATTACTTCACATGAAGGCGCATAAAGACGCTGATTTACAAAAGAAGATGCAAGAAGCTCAACAACAAATGGCAATGCAACCACCACCTCCACCGAGAGGTGGATCATCAGAAAGGCCACCTCAGCGTAATGCAGGGGTGCCATTAGGAGCAGATCAGAATGCGCCCACTATTCAGTAACTTTCATTTCTATTACTCTCCCTCAGACATTACTGGTGGAGGCGGTGGTGCGTCTGATCCAGATGATGGAAAAGAGACATTTGAATTACTAAATGAGGAAGAACCTGCTGAAGAAGTTCTCGAACTGCCAAAATCCGCGCCGAAAGATGGGCCTGATGATGAGGAAGAAGATGAAGATGAAGAAAAGGACGAAGAAGTAGATGAACTGAAAGAGATTGAAGAAGAACTAGAAGGTCCTAAAGAAGAAGATCTGGAATTAACTACTCCGGTTCGACGTAAGGAAATCCTTGCGAAGTATCCGAAGCTGTTCAAGGACTTTCCATACTTAGAGAAAGCATACTACAGGGAACAGCAGTTCACTGAGACATTCCCGACTGTTCAAGATGCGCGGGTCGCTGCTAACAAGGCACGAGTACTAGACGCAGTAGACCAGCAAATAATGAATGGTGATATCAGCACTGTTCTGGAGGCTGCTAAGACTGAAGATCAGGAAGCGTTTAACAGAATTGCTGATAACTATCTACCTGCTCTACGCAGGGTGGATCAACAGGCTTATTACCATGTGGTAGGAAACCTGTTAAAAGATACCATCATTACGATGGTGAAGGAATCACGTGCATTAGGTGAGCAGGGAGCGCCATTACAGGCTGCTGCGAATATTCTGAACCAATTCGTATTTGGTTCACAGAATTTCACTCCACCTACTACACTCTCACGTCAGGTAGATCCGCGTGAGCAGAGTCGTGCTCAGCAGATTCAGTACGAAGATCAGCAGCGTTTCATGGGTCAGTTTGAGAATGTGAAGGATGACCTTCAGACTCGTGCTGACAATGTATTACGTAGTACAATCAGTCAGCATATTGATCCGAAAGAATCAATGACTGATTATGTGCGTAATCACGCTACTACTGAAGCGTTCCAAACACTGGAAAATCTCATCTCGAAAGACAGACAGTTCCGTGGGTTGCTTGATAGACTGTGGGAGAAAGCATTCCAGACAGGATTTGACAAGACATCCACTGATAGAATCAAATCAGCATACCTTAGCAAAGCAAAGACGCTGTTGCCTAGCGTAATCAAAAAGGCACGAAATGACGCTTTGAAAGGTTTAGGACGTCGTCCTGCTGATGATGACGTTTTGGAAGTAGAATCGGCCACTAAAAAAGGCCCAGTGCAACATGGGAAATCCACACCCCAATCAAGTGGAAAAATCCGCAAAGCTAGTGACATTCCACGCGGCATGTCTACTTTAGACGTGCTAATGAAAGACTGATTGGGGGAGTTGCAATATGGCAGTTACTGAATCCCAGGTAGCGGCTACGGAACTCGAAAAGGTTGTTCCGAAGGTCCGCGTGCTGTTCGAGCGGGATGACAAGTTTTACGCGAACATCAAGAAACGTGACGTTGAGAAGATTTCTCATCGTCAGATGCGTGTTCCGTTAGAACTGCGTCCCGGTGGTTCGTTCCAGTACTTCAATCCAGATGGTGGTGATCTGGGTCGTGGTGGTGGTCCGTCATTCGATAAGGCAGTACTCAATTCAGTGTTCCTCTCAGAGAACATTGAATACACGAAGCTGACTCAGTGGGCGACTGATGATGCACGTAAGGCTGTTATCAACAGCGTGCGTCGTCTGACTGCTACCGCGTTAGATGAAATGCGGCGTCAGTTGGACAGTCAGATGATGCAGTCTGGTGACGGTGTTATTGGAACCGTCACGACTGATACGCCTGCTGGTGGTAGCAATGTCATTACTGCTACTACGGACGGCTTCGGTGTGCGTCTGATGCGTTATGGTCAGACTGTGCAGGTGTGGGATGCGGCATTAGCCGTGAATAAGGGTAGTGGTAAGATTACCTTGTATGACGTGGAAAACAAGGTCATCAACATCACTCCTCAGATCGCTGGCGTTGCTCCTACGGATAAGATCGTTACTGACGGTCTTACTGCTCCTGCATCGCTTCCTGCACTGTTTGGTGTGCCGTATCATCACAGCAATGCATCCGCGGGTACGTGGCTTGGATTCTCACGCAGCACTACGCCTGAGATTCGTGCTAACCGTGTCAATGCAGCAGGTGCTGGACTGACTCTGCCGTTACCGCGTCTTGCAGTCAACAAGATTGGTAATCGCGTTGGGATTGAGAACGATTTCAGTCCTCGTGCGTGGACCCATCCTTGTCAGCAGCAGGCGTATGAGGAAATCGGTCAGTTGGTTTCCATCATTCAGAAGGCTGCTAAGGAAGAAGCCCTGAATATGTACTTCGGTGGTAGCAATATGCAGCTCGCAGGAGCCGCAATTACACCGTCGTATTCGTGGGATAAGACGCGCATCGATTTCATTGTCGATGAAGTGTGGGGCCGTGCGGAGATTCTTCCGATTGGCTTCTACACCACTGATGGACGGAAGATTTTCGAGATCCGTGGACCGTCTGGTGGCGTGGCGGCAGCGGAAATCTTCTACATGGTTGTGGGTATGCAGACTTACGTGAGTAATCCTGCTGCTTGCAGCTACATCGACAATCTCGCGGTTCCGGTCGGTTACTAGTTCGTAGTTCAGAACTAGAGGAAAAGGAAAAGATCATGCCGATTGTTGAATCTGATTGGGCACAGCTGAGTCCTGTGTCTAAGTCCTTCCCGACGACGATTGCGAGTGCTGCTACGATTGCACCCACATCGTTCTACTCGGTGCTGACAGGTAACGTGGGTGTTGCTACCATCGTTCCTCCTGTTACTCATGCACACATGCTGGCGCTTGAATTCGCTGGTACTGCTGGTGTGCTTGCCACTGGCAACATCAAGACTGCTGTTGCATCGGTGGTTGGTCAGGTCATGCTGCTGGTGTTCAATCCCACCACGCAGAAGTACGTTCCGGCTGGTTAGTTTGGTTGGTGGGTGCTACATGCTGGGAAACTACATCGCCCCGATGTAGAGTGGGTAGCATCCACCTTCCTTTTCATGGTGGTGGTGGGGAAAGGAACTGATATGATTCCAGGCTCTGTTAGTAAACTCAGTGAATCTACAGTTGCTAGTGCAGATAGAATTACTGCGAAAGCAGATATTCTGTATGTCACTGGTGCTGTAGCAGTCAATACCATCGTTCCGGGACTTGGTGTGGCTCAGAGTCAGTTCTTGATTCTGGTTCCTACTGATGGCGCATTGACTCTTGGTACTGCCGGTAACATCCTCGTGGGTCTTGCAGCAGTCCAGAATCGTGCTGTGTATCTGGTGTGGAGCAAGAAACTCCAGAAGTGGCTCATTAACTCGGGTGTGTAAGGAGGGAGGGGGTTAATAGCCCCCTTCCATATAAAAAATGGAATCAATCGAGACATTAAACGACAGACTAGCCGATTTCTTCGGACAAGACTCGAATACTAATCAGCCCATCTTTAGAATCGTGTGGGCTAATGATGAAGTAGAGAAGATTCTCACTATGGTTTCTCAGGAAGGATTAGAATTCCTCTCTCCACAAACGAGAGAAGTGAAGAAATATCCATATTTGAAAGATTTGTATGTGCTTGAACGCTTGGTTGTAGTTCCAGATCAGAATTCTAAGGAACTCCTAGGCAAAAAGCTGTCATACGAACCGTTATGGGCTTACTGTAATGACAAGCGTCAGCCAGTTAGACCTGTATGGCCTGCTACGAAACTAGTCATTGATGTACTTTATGCGGCTTTAGGTAAGCAAAGTCTGCGTAAATACATTGAGGACGAGAAAGAAACAAGTAAAGAAGGCCGTGATCAGCGAATTAAGGAGCTACAGGATACTCTATTCGCTGATGACACGGATGTAAGTGATGCATTGCACTACAAAGAAGGAATCGTAGTGCCTAACTCGTACAATAAGGAGCAATCATGAGTCAAGTTGGTGAATTTCCTGGAATGAACGCACTGAAACGTCGTACTATTCGTGCGCCCATCAATCCGATGGACAAATCTACTGTAGTTTCCATCCTTCCTAAGCCTATTGAAGAACGGAAGGTCACTATTCAGCCGGGATTGTTCAGTATTCCGCCTGGAACATTTGATAAGCCTGCTATTCTGGTCGTAGGACCGTCTAGTTGGTGGAGAGACATTGACGAAGATCAGCCATTACTCGAATTACCTGTATCTAGCATTCAGGTAGCAGACAGTATTGTGCGAGATTACTGCAATGGACTGCATCTGTGCAATATGGCAGATCAGATGCCGGGATTGTTCTACATTCCTGGTGAATTCAGTGCAGAAAAGATTAAAAAGGATTTCGGACCACTGTTAATTGCTGCACAAGCAAAGCAGAAGAAGTGGTTCCTTGAGTTGGTGAAGGCTGCGGATATTCTTTGGAGTAGATCCAATGGAAATCCACTTTCTATCAGCACTGATGCGCGACTGGCGTGTAAAGAACTGAATATCGAAAATAAACCGTGGTTAGGTGACTTACAGCACTCAGAACTGGTACGTTGCGTCGCGTGTGGCTCACTCAGGAATCAAGCGTTTCCAATCTGTCAGACATGCAAGGCAATCGCTGATCCTGTGCTGGCTAAACAGTTGAATCTCACATTCGCTCAGTAAATAGGAGTAAGTCATGCCTCATCAGGCTACAGTTACCGCACAGACTGGTCCTGCACGTCAGGTTACCGCAGCAGTCATTCCGAATGTCATTGGGATTGAATTTGATCTCAATGGTAAACGTCTGTTTCTGACTGTTGAACAGGCGGCTGGTGATAACGTCAAGGAATTCGATCTGGCGACTGTTACTACGGTGACATTCACTATCGCTGGTGGTAATTACTCCGTCGTTGTGAGTTAGTAGGAGGATATCATGGCTGAAGTTACACAGAAGTACGCCGCTGTCAATGCAGAGCAAGAAGCGAAGATGAAGGAAGAACGTAGGACGAAGGAAAGGGATGCAGTCAGGAAGTTGGTAGACGAGGCTGCAAAAGCTCATGACGATCTGGGTAAGAAGTTCCTGAAGGAAGATCGAGAAGAAGCAGAGAAGAAGCTGGAAGCAGAGCACAAGAAGGAAGAAAAGAAGTAAGCCATGTCTACTACAGCAATCGCCGCAGGTCAGATCATGGATCGTGTAGCGAACTTGCTAAATGATCCACGTCGAACTGACTACAGTTATGACGTAATTCTGCCATACTTGAACATGGCAATCGAAGAACTGTCTGAATTGCTGGAAGAAGCTAATGTTCCAGTATCTAACATTACTAGCGCACCAATCCTAATTCCTCAGGGTTACGCCGCTATCGTAAGTACTGAGTATCCTAATGCTGATCCACTTCTTCCACGATATCCTGATGATCTGGTGGAGATCCAGGAATTGGGTGAAAGACCGCAGGGAGATACGGGAGCATTCCATCTTCTGACTAAACGTGAATTTCCGATCATTCTACCTATGACTAATTCTCTTTTGTATTGGACTTGGGAGTTTCAAGTAGTTAAGTTTAATCGTGCTAGTGCTCCCATTGAAGTTCAACTGAAATACATCTGTCAAGGTGTTCCATACGTGGCAGGTCCGAATACTCTCATCACTATGATTAACTCTCGTGCATATCTCTCCTATAAGACTGCTGCACTCTGCTCATTCTTCATCGGAGAGAATGAGAGTAGGGCGAAAGTTCTGAATGATCATGCTGATCTGGCAATGGAACGTATCGAAGGAATCAGCAATAAGGGCCGTCAGCAGATCATGACACGGCATCGACCCTTCAGAGCCACTTATAAAACGAGGAGTGGATTTTAATGCCTGGAACTCGTGATCATAAACCAGTAGTCATTGAAGATTTTGGCGGCTGGTGGAATCGTGGTGATCCTGAATCTGCTCCATCAGATCACTTCATTGTAGCTGATAATATTCAGTTCTTCCATTCCGGGTTCGAGACCCGGGATGGATTGACTAACTATATTCAGGACTTACTTCCGTCTCTCAAAATTGTGAGAGCATATAATTTCGTCACTCAGACGGGTGATACGATTCTCGCACTAGATGCTACAGGTAATATTTATCACTTCGTTGGTCCAACTGTTCCAATTCCTGCGCCGGTTCTCACTATTCCCACGATGGAGGACTTTGGATTCATTGGATTCAATGGACGGGCATACATTACACCGTTCAAGACATACACTAATCTACAAGGTGAGAAATACAGTCTAGGAATACAGAATGAATACCTCTATGTGTATAAAGGGGATCAGACTCCTGCGCGTAAAGCGGCTGGTAAGCCACCAACCGGACCCGCGCTCGGAGTACAGAATGGTCCAGCAACATCCATTCCTGTCACTGATATTGGACTTCATCTTATCGCAGTAGTCTATGAAACTGATACGGGCTACATGACTGCACTGGGACCAGAAGTATTCGGTGAATGGACATACGATGGACTGCACGAAATTACAGTCTATAATATCACTGTTCCACCGGTTGCTGATACATCCATAATTCGACGGCATCTGGTGTCAACTAAAGCAATCACTAGCTACAATGGAGATCAAGCCGGATATCAATTCTTCTTCATTCCGGGTGGAACTATCAATGACCGCACAACTGCGACATGGACAGGTCATTACTATGATTCTGAACTAATTTCAGATGCATCACATCTAATTGATAACTTCTCAGAGATTCCTTCTGCCGTCTCACTGAATAGTTTCCACTCTCGGCTCGTGATGGTAGGTGAATATGGTACTACTGAGACTCTTACTGGACTTCCTCCTGGTATTACAGATAATCGTTCTGTTGCGCGTGTGTCATTCCCGGGCGAACCAGAGGCTATCAGTAAAATTGATGGACTAATTGTAGCTCCTCTCGATGGACAGGCTCTTACTAATGCTCAGGAGTTCCGGGACATTCTCTATCTGTTCAAACAGACGAGGACATTCGGATACTCCGACAATAATGATGAACCTGTCACATGGCAGGAAGAAGTTCTGGATCAGGGTATCGGCTGTGCTGTGCATGGTATTGCCTCAGTCCTAGACTCCGGTGGTGTGAATACAGACTTTCTCATCATTGTAGACTGGTCAGGTCTGATGCTGTTCAACGGAACATTCGCTCAACCGGCTATGTCATGGAAGATTGAGGACTTCTGGAAGACGATTGATAGAAACTACTACCATCAGATTCAGATCGTTAATGACTCACTGAATAAAAAGATCTGGATCACCCTTCCTGAGCCATATCGGAAGATGTTGCTCCATGCTGACTACTCGAATGGCATGAATGCGAAGGATATTCGATGGTCGCGGTGGGTATTCGATATCAAACCGTTCACCATTACACTAATTGAGAATGACAAGTTAATCATCGGTACACCTGGTCCGGGCTTCTAGGAGTTAATGATGGCTGTCAGAGGTGATGGTGGTCGTATCGTGTTCTATCTGACTAATACGCATGGAGCAGATGCAAATCCACCCATTATATTCTCAGACTTCCATGATGACTCACACTTCAGTTTTAGTATCTGGGTGAAAGTGCTGGATAAGACTGTTGGTGATGTTCTTTTTGTACTCGAAGGTCCACAAGGTAGTAAACTTCTTATTGGACATGATGGTGCCGCAGGAAATGGACAGTGGTATTACCATCTTCGTAAGGAAGAAGTTGCAATTTACGCTGCTGCACTACTCACTCCTGTCGTAGAAGGAATTTACACTGTATTCTGTATATCTAAGATAGGGCCAGTTTTGAGCATTGTGGTTGGAAATGAGCCATTTCCAGGTGCTACAGAAACTCACGTCAATCTTGTTGAAACAGTTAATGTAACTCCTGGATTTGAATTTGATTTCGATCATCTTGCATTCGTAGCCAGAGATCAGTGGGCTATCTGTAACTTCAAATACTGGAATTACAGTATGAACTGGACTGAATTTAAGGAACAGGTTCATTACTTTGACTGGGAGCCTCGTCAGGTGGGTATTCCGGGTGGAGATAAATATCCAATCTGGTCCAGTCCACTGAGAGTTCCGGGTGATCTATCTAATACGGCTCATCCTGGTACTAGTCCAACTTGGTCACATGCTCACGCATACTTCATCATTACACCCACTCACGTGCCCATGAAGTTTGAAGAAGATCCAGCATTCATGGCGAAATACTCATTCTGCGAAACTTGGCTATATGAACTGAGTATCAAGGGAACTATTCAACAGGAACGTGAAGGATCAATTCAGAACTATGTGAAGATCCAAGCGAATCCTGGAACCACTCCAACAATTCAAACTGATGTAATTGGAGATAAATACTATGAATTTCAGGACAGAGGATCAGTTCCACTAGTTCCTGTCGAATTTACTGGACTTACATTCTATGGCTATCCATCTAATGATGGAACTGGCCCTGGACAGGCATCTACGTGGGGCGCGTATAAGGATGAAAACGGAGTAGATATACTCGATACATCCAATACTGTGTTCCAGTTTGAACCAGATACAGGAGTTAATATTCCTGCTCCTGGTGCTAGTCCGGCGATGCTATATCTGTGGAAATATGGTGCGATGTTTCGTTGGGCACCTCATACACCACAAGTGCCGGCAGGAACAGGTACTTTGCAGTATTTGTTTCTCTACGTGAGATACAGAGGTTATCCATCCGCACTTCCGACTCTACCAGTTGAAGATTTGGCAGGGTTGTTTGCAGTCAACAAGGGTGGAAAGTCAGTAGATCGATATAATCGTGGTGTAGAACTGAAGATTCCAGATCCTACGATTAGAACTGCATACATCGGAGAATAACATGCCTCTAGGCTCTGCTGCATCAGAACAATCTTCAGGCGAGAGTACATCTCACTTTGGATCTATTCGTATCCGAGTTGATGGTGTAGGTCTGCTCAGGATGGCTGTCTTTTCAATCAATGATATTAACTCTAAACTGATTGCACCTCTTGAAATGCAGCCTAAAAATCGATATTCACCTACTCGATTGGTGAATTTCGTTGAACAAAGAGCTACATTTGAGTTGAAAACTATTGGATTAAATGAAAAATTCAGAATTAACCGAATTGTAATCTTCTCGAAGGAACTATACCGATCATATCCTGGCAGCTAACATGGCATTCAGACCACCGCGTAAGCCGCCAGAATTCGCTGATTTGAAAGCTATCCTAGCACAGACTAAGGATACTGATAACTCACTATATCAGGTCATTCAAGAGATTATTGAACGACTTTCCACGTTCAAATTCGATACTCCTGCTCCTATCATCATTGATACTGGTGGAGGGGGTGGCGGGGGCACTGGCGGAGCTACTAAATTCGCCACATACCTCACTAAACAGGATGAAACTGCTGCATTACCGAATTCTCGTGAGTTTCTAGCACGATATGGACTCAAACTCGACACTACAGTTGCAGGTAAGGAATATATTGACCTAGATTTGGAATATTTGGGTCAATTTGCTGCGACTCAATACAGTGACGGTGATATAATCATAGGACCGGATGGAATTGCATACTTATGTGTGCGTCCTACGAATGCAGCACCAGTTCCTTGGCCCGGTGTCGGTGTATCTACAGTAGTTGGTCCTCCGGGTCCAAAAGGTGATAAAGGCGATAAAGGAGATACAGGTCCACAGGGTATTCAGGGTGTTACAGGACCACAGGGACCACAAGGTATACCTGGACCATCAGGTGGAACCGGAGATAACGCTACATTCTGGCTAGTGACAGCGCATCCATCATTAGTGAATGCGCGTGCCATGAATACACTGGCAACTGGCTATGTCAGATCCACTGGTGGTGAACCATCAACTGTTGCAACTATTCCACTTACTGATACAACTGGTACATTACCTGACGCTCGATTAACTGCGAATGTGGCTTTGGTAAACAGAGATAATCACATGGTGGCTCAGACTATCGGGTCATATTCTAATTTCT